TTGCCCTATTCTTGGCTCTCTCGAACCAGTTGTAGAGATTATCACCTTCCATGATCCAAAAAGAATCATTCTTATAGACCACCAGATTATCGCCCCGGGGAAGGAGTTGTGTGATCGGATCGCCCTCTTGCCGACCTGCATAAAATGCCTCTCCATTTCCACCGGCCCATGAGGTATCATCATCGTAGGCACAACACTCGAAATACCCAGAAGGCATGTCACCACCCGCAGCCCACAATCTATCTCTATGGGCACACACAAATTGCGGAGCAGAAACCAGACCGGTGATATCGTTACCAACCCAACCCGCAGCATACGTAATCACCTGGATCACGACATCACCCGATGCTACATATAATTTGTCCTTCCAGGAAGCAAAATATAATTGCATCCCATCGGCAATCGGACTCCCGGGGTCAACAGTTGTGAGAACATTTGCATCACTCAAATACTGGATCAAAGTGTCATGAGCCGTGTATTCCGTGGCAACAAATGTGGTTTTAACCGGCGCTGCACTCCGGTAATGCCGATGCCCGTTGACCAGATAGTCACAAGATACGGGGTCGTTCACCTTCGCGGTTCCGCCACGTCGCCGGATACCCTTGTCCCAATACACGTTGACCGTGCCGTCGTAGGTTGATGCCCGGGCGTAGCACTGCCGGTCATCAATCAGATACCCGGGATCTCGACAGTTGATCCCCAACGAGAAATCATAAAAATGCTTTACTCGTCCTTGCTTGAGCGCCACTTATACACCCCGCAAATCATGCGTAACGGGATCGAGATATGGTCCTCGCCTCAGATCCATTTGCGGCCAGGGCGATTTGTTGATCACATCTTCCTTGGCAATCGCCAAACCCCGTGTCCAAATGCGCTCAAAAGTTGCAAGCCGCGTATCGTCACCCTCGATGGAGGCCCAGATACAGGCACCGGCCACGAGCAGCATGTGATGCTCCTCGGGAATAATCGGGACATCTGATGCAGCTATCAACGCCCCACCCCGGGAGTTGTAAATCAGCGTGATAACCTTGATCGCGGTGGGAACCGGCTCACACCCGATTTGCTTATTCTCTATGTAATAGCCGTACGGGGTGCCGCTTGCATCTCCAGACTCGTGGATCGTGTCCTCCATCTCGATGGGAGATAGCGATTTGCCATCATAAAACACTTTGATTTCGCTAATAAAATCACTTGGCAAATTATACTCGCGTGTACCGTTTGCCGTGGAGATCGTGATATCTTTTTTAACGGAATAATTGGTTTCGCTGCAGTACTGGCGTTCTGCGTCATTCAGCCATTTTTTAACAAAATCCAGACTATAACGAGTCTGGGCTGGATCTCTCATGAGTCGGAACACATGGTTCTGTAGAATCTCAAATGTCATGGACTTATCCCGGATAGAAAAAAAGAGGAAGGTGGCAAAAGCCACCCTCCCCGTATAGCCGTTGCTATTAGGTGACGCTGGTTACGTCGCTCATCCAACTTTGTTTCCGAGGCTCGTCACAGTGCAAATTTCCATACCACCGGATATGGGCAACCATTCGGTCTTTGGCGGATGACTGGTAGGCCCAGGGGATGAACTTGAAGTTCATGCTCGGGAAGATGGCGAAGTACAAGTGATCGCTATTCAGCATCCAGATGTCGCCTGCCTTACATTTGTCATCACCATAGGCATAGGCTTTCCGATACTTGAAGTTTTCAAACCCCAAGTCGGCCATCTTGGTATCGGTGTACCGCATGTTGGGCATGAGGTACGTGGTCATGATACCGGACCAAATTGCATCGGTTGTGACCAAAAGGTCGGGATGATCGTTGTCGAGCTTCACGGAGTTGTAATTCGTGTCCAGGATCGCCTTGGTCAAGGCATGGGTCGTGGAGTCGGGGCCCCCCCCCCGCCCCAAGGTACCCGAAGAGGAACACCACTGCGTGTTATCGGATCTTAGGAGACCCGCATAGGTGTAACCCCCGGGGGCTGCACAAAGGGATTCCAAACCGAGAATGGCGTTGGCCTGCGTAGTGTTGAACAGGTGAGTTCCAAACAGATCCTTGAGGGCCTGTTCTGCGGATTTCATCTTTTTGGCTACCAGATTGACGATCTGATGAGCGCCCTTGTTGATCGCCATGTCCAGCCCTTCAAGACAAATACCTACGTTGTACTGCACGGGAGCGGTCTGCGCCCTGGTGAACTCTTCACCAGTAGCAATGGCAAGGTTGCCATCGGTCGTGTACGCCGCAGCGTTCGGGTTAAGCTTCCAGAACACCTCGGTCTCGTACATCCTACCACCGGGCCATCTCTTGGACTTTTTGCCCATGAGCTTGTATAGCAAAACGTTACTTTGCAGAACGTTGTCGATCAGCTTGGGCATAATGTGTGTGTCGGTAAATGCAATAATGTCAGTAATCGTAACTGCCATGTCGTTATCCTATCTGTTAATGAGGACTCAACCCATTTGATCAGCAAACTCCTGATACATGGTGTCGATGTCCTTGGTGTTATCGACATTTTGAGGAAGATCGACCGCTGACTGCTGCTCTCCGGTTTCCACGCCCGCGCCCTGCTTTTTCTTGAGATCCGCTGCACCCTTTTGCTGCGCCGCCTGAATCAGCGTGTCTTTATTGCCCCACTGAAAGGCATCAGCCAGGATCTTATACATGGCCTGCAGATCCGTCATATTCGACGTGACCTGCTCGATGTACTGCTTGAACGCTTCGCGTTTCGTTTCCGGGATATGTGGCAATACAGATTGCATCGCCTTTTCCCGTTCGGAGAGCTGCTTATCCTGCAGCCTCACTTCCCGCTCCTGTTTAAGCGTTTGCTCCACAGAAGCAAGTCTCTGCACCACTTGGTTGAGATAGGGATCTGATCCATTGGCTGGCTGTCCGCCTGCAGTTTGCTGTCCCGCTTGCTGGCCCAAAATCTGTGTCAAAACTTGCTGCGGGATGCGCCCCTGCACGAAGGCTGCTACGAGTTGCTGCAATCCGGGATTGGTTCTGAAATAACTCTCCCAACGCCCATACTGTTGATGCAGCGTATCGAACTGTTGCTTCTCCGCCTCGTGTGTCCGTCTCTCGTCGGCGAGTTGTTTGGCCTTTTCGGTATTCGACTTATTCCAATCGGCTTTGTTCCGATGGGCCTCATACCACGGCTTCACAAGTTCAGGAGTCAACTTCGCAAAAGGAAGCTGTTGCTCCTTGCCATCCTCGCCCGCGATGGCATAAAGGATTTCCTCGACTTTCTTCTCAACGGCGGGTTGGCCCTCTGCACTTTCGGGCGCTTCATCCGGTAAGCTCTCGTCGGGAATCTGCTCGTCTCCATAAGACAAGAAATTGTCGTCCGCATCCTCATCTTTGAAAACCGGTTCTAAAAGATCACTCATTTAAACTCCTTGCGACACTGTTAGTTGGTAGGTCAGAGCATCGTTCAAACGTTAATATACACATTTGTATAGTAGTCGTCAAGTCAACCGTGCAATATGCCCGATTTACCCTACGCTACCAATCCCTTGGGACAATATTTGTATGAACTGTTCTGGGGGTAATCCCGCCGCTGCCGCCATCTGTACCAAAATCTGAAAATCCTCGGGTGTAGGCATCCCGGGAGCCGCGCCGCCCGGGCCTACTGATGGAACGGGTGGAGATCCCGGAGGAAGGACTCCGGGTGCCCCTTGCGGGGCGGGAAGGGGAGGAGGTGCCTGGGGAGGCTGTTGGTTGAGAAGTTCTTCGCGCCCGGGAAACTCCACCGCATCCAATATAACTTTTGCTACTTGCTTGGCTATCGGATCTGCCGAAAGCGCCATTTGAAATACTTGCTTATCGGCCAGATTGAATACCAAATCGGCCTTGCTCTGCTTATCTCTGGGCAGAGCCGCCCCCGAATCAACCGTGGCTTCATATCGCCCCTTGAGCTGCCCGCCCCGGGTTTTCAGTACTCCGGCTATCTGTCCATTCCCGCCGATGATAGCATGCACCCGATCCTCGGTGTAGAACTCTTGGGAAAGCTCTGCCATTTGGAAAGCCACTTCCTTGAGCGCCTTCTCATAATATTGGGTGGATTTCCCAATTCGCATACCACCCGCTTCGGATAATCGTTCAATCCCGCGAGCCGTCCGGTGCGTCACGCGGCCCGATCCCTGCATGATTTCGTTGATACCAGTGATTTCATAGATTCTTTGAACCAAATCTTTGATGCGCTCGATAAGATACTGCGGCACAACAGGAGGCGTATCCGGCCTAAGTTTGTCCAGAGGGGCAACCTTGAGTGCACCCACTATTCCCAGACTCTTCGCCAAAAGATCCAGATTCTTTTTCCCCAACGATGGGTCTGCCGTCCAACCAAGATTCGCCATCAACGCAATAATGTCGTCGAGTTGCTGATAGGCATGATTCAGAGCATCCTGCAGGGGGATCAACTGCTCGATGTCACCAATACCCCATAATTCGTTGCCAATCTTGTGCATGATCTGCATAACAAACGGAAACTTGCCATGTGCATAAGGATGTGGTTTATCATCCACCACAACGGCATCGTTGATCGTGGTAATCACCCGACCCTTGCGATACTTCGGTTTTCTGATCTCTTCCGACTGCTGGATTTTGGATACATCCCCAATTTGCAAAACTTGGGACATTTCTTTGATCATGGGATCAGTCTGTTCGGTCTCCGGCTCTTCTTTCACTTCCTCCATAATCGTCAAATCACAAAGTCGGGGGGCAAGCCAATACTCTTTTTTAAACGCTCGTTCAGTCTCAAACGCCGTACTTTCAGTCACAACACCACTTCGCAGGGTGGGTTTGCGCTCGGCATACTTCCTTTCCTCGAAGAGTATTTGGCTGATTTCCTTATCGGGCGCAATCTGCTGAGAGTGCTTAGGGTACTGCGCCTTGAGTTCGTCAATTGAATACGGTTCGATATGGATCACATATCGGCCTTTCTGCAGCTTTTTCGTGTATGGGTCCGGGATTATCTTGAACGCCTCAATCGAGGATACGAATATCTCTCCGTCATCATCATCGGCGGTTGGCTCCCAACCGATTTTGTAAAACCCCGCGTCGTACACCATTGCATCCCAACACACATCCTCGGATGCCGAATTGACCTCCAGCTTGTGCCACAGGGCATTCCCTACCAACCGACTCATGTGTTCGGCCTGTTTCTCACCCTCAGCTTCGGGATTGAAAGAAATGAAATTGACCCGAGGCATATTCTGAGTCATGTACGGGAGCTTTACTTCGGTAGTCACCCAACAATAATTGATGCGTAGATCACTCTTATATGAGGGACGGCGAGAGGAAAGCATGGAGTTGATCCAGTACTTGTAGGATATTTTCCACTTCCCTCTTCTGGCTTTGGTAGCTGCAACACCTTCCTGGTAAAACTTGCGGAGATGTTCCAGGATTTCCTTATCCGATTGAGCCCCAAACTTCCATGTATCTGGTTTAGTTTTTCGGGCATACAATTTATTTTTTGTCATCATTTTCTCCTGTTGTTGGCCTGCACCTTCCATGTGGCCCACCGGCAGTTCTCGGGTTCATAGTGGCCGTCGTTATTAATTCGATCCAAAGTCAAATTGCGGGGAACTTCTCCCATATCCTCCAGGAAGTTCTCGAAACTATGCAACCAACGCGGGCAAACCCGAATACCACGACCACCGTAATTTTTATAGCTTGGCTGTCCCGGATCATTACATCGCTGCTTCATACCACACCAGCTATTGTAAGTTCTGGTTCCACATCGCCCATGTTTGGTACTGCGCTGAATACTCTTGGCATTGCGCAAACATCCGCAACTCACTTGTTTGCCCGTGCTGAGATTGCTCGCCTCTACCAGAATCTCGCGCCCGCAATCACAGCGGCACAGCCATCGCACACGGTTTCTGTGCGAGTCACACTGATCTGGACCTCTTTCCAATACGATCAGTCGTCCATACTGCTGTCCAATTCGATCTTTAAATGCACTCATACCCACCTCTGCCCGGTATGCCATTCAAGACCCTGTTTTTTAAGCAGTCGGCGCTTCTGCTCTCGGCTCTCCACCAGAATTGGATTCCCGTCCGGTGAGATATGAGGGTCTATATAGGGATCAAACGTTTTCCGAATAGCCGCCCGAAAACTAAAAAGCTTCTTCGCCCTACCTCCACAGACAGGACAAATCGAGGCGTGTCGTTTTGCAACAGACTTCACATCCTCAAATATCTCACCACACTTTTCACACTTATAGTCATATAACATCAGATTCTCCTTATGGATTCAGGGGGCGATCTTCTTTTTTGACCACGCCCTGCGCTCGTTGAACCATACCCGCCATACCCGAGAAAGGTTTGATCTTTTTCCGTACCACGGGTCGCGCACCGTACCCCTCGGCCTGACTATTAACGTGCTCTTTTGCCAACCGCTCCCATTCGCGTTCGGCATCTGCAATTTGCTGCATGACCCGATTGTTGTCTTCACCACGATACTCTTCGCCCGTGAGACGATTGATATCTCCACGCAGCGCATCCACCAGCAACGGATAGTCGTTCACCCAATCGGCTACGGGAAATTGCACGGGAGATTCGAGTCCATACTTCTCCCAATACTGCGGTACATACGATTTGCCTGCCATGTATTCCTCCTACAAATCCTTCCACGAAGGTCCATCCGCAACGGCCATTTCCGCCAAGATGCTCTCCAGGGAATTAGGATCATCTTCTTCTTCACTAAAACCCGCATGTCGCGGATCTATTACTTGCACTTCCACATCCTCATCCAGCACATCCGGGAGATAAGCCAGGGCCATTACATGGTCATCGTGTGCAATAGCCCCGAAATCCAAGAGCTGCTCTACCAACTTGTTGCATCGTGTCTGATGCAATTCGATACCATCGTTCTCAAACAAGGGAACGAGCTTGTTCACCCGATCCTCTGCCGGTCTATTGCCGTGCTTGAGTTCATGGACCTCGAAAGACAAACTTCGTTCCCGCATCGCTTCCCGCAACCATTCGATCAGGATGTACTGCAACTGCGCCTGCTCGATCCCGAGAAACATATTCGGGCACACGCGGGAGAAATACACATACTCATCCAACATCGCGTCGATCAATTGCCTGGGACGAACCCGCAGCCCTCGGGATTTGATTACCTTGAGTTTGTCATCCGAGTTTTTCGGTTTCCCAACAATACAAATCGCCGAATCATCGGCTTTGTGCGTCCGGGAAAGTGCCGGATCTACCAAGATCCAGATTCTTTGATACGGAGGGTCCGATTCGTAATAATGGATCATCTCCTCCGTGAACTTTATGTCCTCTTCCGCAAGAGCCTGCAAATTAAATTGGCAAGCATAAAACGCCCGTCCCATCTCTCGCTTACGTTGCCGTAGTTCCTCCAGGGGAAGCAGATTCGGCAACAGGGGATGGGCATCTGGATCATCACAGTCACATTCCTCGCCCTTCGAGTTGTAGGTCGCGGTTTTTCGGTGAATCTCAAAACCTTGCTTGGCACACCACGCATAGAAATCATCCCGTTTCCAAATCGTGCCGATGATAAGCCGCAGTCCGCCCGGTTTCAAAACGGCATAGCAGTTTCGAAATCTCTGAATAACTTTGCGAATCTGATCAGCAGTCTGGGTGTTCTCGATATCGTGAAGGTCATCGAAAATCATAATGTCGCAGTGAGATCCGGTGATACCAGACATGATCGAGTCGACCTTGATGGTATAACCACCCACGACAGCAGTGCGCTTAACCGTGATTGCATCTTCACCCCATTTCGGGGCATTACGTTTTGGATTTTCCCAGAGGATATCGGGGAATTGTTGTACCAGTTCGGGATTTTTTAGGTGGTCTTTGATTTCGGTAAGGATCTCAACTGATCGACCCCATCCAAATGTCACGATACGGATTGCGATATTCTGATTGCATAGGATTCTCTGAATGACCCAGGCAATTGAAAGCAGAGAAGTTTTCAGGGAATTGCGGTGCAGCAAAAAGGTGATCGGAACGGGATATCGACTTTCCCGGTTGACTACGCCCTTGATTTTGCCGAAAATCCCCTGATCCGCACTCCATTCCCGACTTCTGGCAATATAATCCTTGACTTGCCTTTCGATAGCTCCGTGTACGGTATCATCAAGATCGTTGTAATGGAGATACTTCCTCGCAAGATGGAGCAGATCACTTCTGCAGCGTTCTCGCTCTACTTCATCCAGATCCGCGAGATTAACTTTGTCCGTAGGGTCTATCCGGGGCAAACTCATATTCGGAGATTAATTCCTTTGATGTGCTTCTCGTCAAACTCCGCAGAACCCAAGACCCCCTGTGCAGATTGTTTCTTCCGCGTTTTTTTCGGCTCTTCGTCCCCTTCTCGGGGCAATGCAATCACCGCGCACTTCGGGGGCCGTGGCTTCCGCTTTCTGCTGGATCTTTCAGGAGATTTCTCCTCTTTGTGCCGAGAATTATTACCGACATACCATCCGGCAAAAAAAATGACGGCACCAACGAGCGCCGACAAAACTATCACTATAGGCATTTTTTACCTCGCCACGATACATAATACACCCAAACAGATGATAAGTCAATTGTACGGGAGAGGGCGCGACAGATAGCGTGACAAAGTGTCGTGAGAACAAAAAAAGCGCGGCTGATCAGACCGCGCTATATCAAAAAAAATGTATTCTATTTCAGGCGATTCAGCATCGCGTCCAGCATACCAAGATCCCGATAATTTTCACGCCGTTTTACGATGTAGTTCCGCAGGAGTTTGTTCATCAAATCAATCATCGTGGGACATTCGATCTCCTGATACATCCGAACCTCGGCATATTCCCGAGGCGAAATGGTGGTCTTGAGATCAATGCGCCCTTCGCGGGGCAGAGGATCATTCTTACTTCTTCGAGGCATGTTCTGTAAAGGGAATTACCGAGGGTGATGGAATCTCAATCGCGGGATTCCGCTGCCGCTCTTCGTCTGCCTGACGCTTCTTGAGCAAGGCAAGCCAGTGCTTATCAAGACGCACAGATTCGATAGCCGTCCAGGGAACATACACTAACTCGCCATTCGGTCTTTCGTAATTGAAAAACACCGGGGCGATCTGATATCCCACGGCATCGTGCCCGATATCATCAATGAAAATCTTGTAGGATTTCGTTTTTTCACTCATTTATTTTGACTCCTTTTCGCCATACGTTCTTTGTGGACACCCACCCGCAGACCCCGTGGTCGCGGTCGTGGCTTGCCACATTTTTTCTTTTTCCTCGTACCGGGATTTTTGAACTCTCCAATTCGCAGGCCATCGGCCCAAGTTTTTTCACTCATAATGAATCATTTCATTTTTTCGTTGATATTCCATATACAAACTCGGGAACTTTTCTTGCAATATAGCTATGCGACGTTTCCCCGCCTTTGGACAACAGAAACAACTTACACGATTAAATGTTTGATATAGACCTCCCCACGTATAGCCCAGATCATAGCAATACTGCAAAGCCTGTGCCCCACTGATGCCCCATTCGATTAGGGGATACCGCACCGTCCATTTCCGTTTAGCCTGGATTGATGGCCGTGTTGCCCGCTGTTTTTCGTCGGTCGTAAAGCCAATACAAACCACATCTGTTTTGACTGCTCGTTCATATTTAATTGCGGCATCTCGCTTGCATGCCGTGCACCAACCCCCACTGGATTTCGGCCATCCATAGTATTTCAACAAATCGTCAAAACGACGGTAATGACATATTTTTTCAATATGCAATCCCGTATTATTTTCGATTTGTTGAAAATGATCGTGCATTTGAGGAAAATCCCAATCACAGACAAAAGCATATACTTTGTGGATAGGTTCACCTCTCTCGATCATTAGATGCAACATGGCAGTAGAATCTTTACCACCCGACAAGGCCACTACAGTCATTTCTTCTTCCCAAAACGACATTGGGCAAACCATGCCTGTTGACCATCCAGGGTGATACCTTGCAATACCATTTTTTCGAGATCAAACTGTTCTTCCTCCAGCCGCGCTATAATCCGAGCATCTGGATAGGGATGATTCAGCAGTTCGCGCAGTGGGATGAAGGAGATCAGTTTCACGTATATTCCTCCAGCGTGACATTATTTTCACGCAGAATATTCCAGAACTTCTCGCGCAACTGATCCACCAATTCCTGTTCCTTCTCCCCAAAATCGGGAGCGTATTTCTGTAAACTGCGAAGATGCTGATCGAAATCGGAAAGACAATTCCAGAAATCCCCGGCATGAGAAGCGCCGTGAAACTCCTCCCGATCTTCGGGTAAGTCAAACTCCAATATGGCTTTCAATTCCGAACTCCTTTGGTTTACGTCGCTCCTTGCCGCACTTCTGACACACGGCCAGGGTTTTAAAACCCCGACGAAACCGTGTGACCATTTTGATCTCACCCCCGCAGGGACAGAAAAACTTGTCTGGTGCACCACCCTTGTTGTGCGTCCGCCTGCGTGTCCCATTACTGACCGTACTCGCATGTTTGGGATAGGAAAAGACACACCGATGTTTCCATTTCACCGGAATGATCATGCTTGCTTCCTCGGAGTATTCAGCAGGATGTTGTAATCGGGATGATTCTCTTCTTTTTTCTTGGTATTGCTGAATACCACAATCTTGATCTTCTCGCCCTTCCAGGTAATGTTCCCGGAATAATATTCCATCTCGCCCTTGTGCTTGGTCCACAATGCCCCGATGCTCTGTCCCATATTGATCTCCTTTTCAATTCGTTTGAAACACATGCACGCCCACCATCGTCACGCTACCGCACGGTAGACGTACCGGCAGGATGATGACCCCGGCAAACTTATCAATCATCTCCGCCACCCGCTCACACAAGTCGCAATCCCTCGGATGTTCGGGCTGCAGAGCTTGGTCAACCCAATTCATGCCGACTCCCACCAAGCGGTTTCTCGACCGGCGTGGGGTGGATGGAAAGAGCATAATTCATGTGTTCTTGACAGACTGGCTTCATCCCGACTTTCGCCACAGCGGGTTCTCCGCAAATCGCCGGTTGGCCCTTATGGAACCATCTGTACTGACACACTTTTCCGATTCTCTGTTTGTTGGATAACATACATACTGTCATGCCACGTTCCTCCTCTGTGTCACATACCAATCATCCGAGATCCACCGGATCTGATCGAAACGTTTCCCGATTAACTTCCCGTGCCACATGACTGTGACTCCATATCTCTTCACATCCAGGATCTCGATTTGTCTCCAGTGATTGCCGATTAAACTTTGCAACATCAGTCCCACCCTTTCATTCCCGTACTGATTATCCGTCGCAGGAATCGGATATCATCACCCACCCGCTTACTGCACTTCTTGCAGACCACAATGGTTTTGGTTTCTGCACCCGGAACCTCAAAGGTGAGCCTGCACTCCGGGTCAGCCAACTTGTGGCAGCAAAAACACTCAGCCATTTATTCCTTGACCAGTTCGTAGGTCTTGTCGAAAATGTCCGGCTTGCAGGGATACAATTCATCAGCCACACCCCTGATGATCCAATCATTCTCGGAGGCATGTACCAATCCCTCAAGAGTAGGAATATCCAGACCGATTTTCATTCCGTCTTGACGGCCCCCTGGTTTTCCGTCTACCAATTTACCAACCCCGGCGAAATCACATATCTCATTCCATGTATCCCACCGTAATTGAACCGCCTCAATAACCACAGGCTTTTTACGAAACTTAGCCACCATTCACTCCTTGCGCCCCAACGGGCAATCTTCAAAACAATTCTGGAAAGGCCGGGATTCCCCCGGATCTATTTCCTTCTCAATTTCATCTACCAACCCATTCATTCTCTGGGCCAGCTTTTTAATCTTGTCCCAATCGGGCGTAGGGTTTTGTTTTGGGGGAATAATTGGTTCCGGCGCCGGTCGCACTCCACAACACGGACATGGATTCTGATATCCATCATGCGGACAATGCAACCCACCCCACCGACAACCACATGCCTTACAGGTACGTAAATAATGCCACGATTCCTGCCCATCTTCTTCGGGACAATCAAACTCACAATCACAATCAAAAGATTCCGCGTTTTCTTCGCTCACCACTTATTCCTTCCCCGGAAAATATAACCTGTCCCTGCGCGGATCTATCGTGCAGGTCCAGATCCACTCTTGATCCTTGCCAAACTTTTGGCCCGTGGTTTCAAAACCTGCATCCGCGCAGTTCAAGCAGGAGATTTCCACAACCCCTTTCGGGGTTCCCAACCGGAACGCCCACCGATACTGACCACAACGCGGGCAACCACCCCGGTATTCCGATACTGCCTTCCCGTAACTCATATCACCCCCATGACCCGCAAGATCACAACGATCAATACCAGCAGAGCACCAACCTGTAAACCCAAAAGGAGGTACAGCACGGTATTACACTCCGAAAAATGAACCGCGTTTTCTTTTGGAGGTTTCCGTAATCGCGGGGGGCGGGGGGCCGTGTCCATTCGTCTTTCCGATTCACGGTCAAGGGCTAAAAGTAAATCAGCATCGAGGAGGGGGGCAGTGCTCATCGGGCTTGTCACAAGCCTCCCATGCTCGTGACTTTCCTGTAAGAATCCAGGATGGTCGTCCAGGAAGTCCGGGATTTTCTGATATTCCTTTGCCTCTTTCTGTGCTGTCTTGTTCCCGAATCGATTCCCCTTATTACTATTCCTTATCCCTTTTCTTTCCCGGTATGATTCATAGGGATAGATAAACACTCTTTCTATTACTCTATTAAATAGAGATTCAATTACTGTTAGTGATCTATCTATGTTGGAAAGTAATCTGCTATTCATCCTGTAATCAGTATTATCTCTGTACCCTTGGGGAGTAATTCAATTTCCATATTAGGAAACTCACCGACAGGCCAAGTATTCTCCGGACAGCTAAGAGATACCAATACCTCATAAGCACGGAGTACAATTTCGTCCTGGAAATCCGTGTTCGACGCAATTCTCCCTATCTTCCCAATCATCATTTCTACGTTACGAACAATCCTTGCTTTCTCATTCTTCACAGTTACTTTCATGTCACTCCCCTAAAATCTATCATCTGATCTAATATCTCAAATTAATACTATACCGTGCAAGAGTAAAGCTTTTTCGATAGATTTATCAGTATTTCTCGGCTATCAGCCTATCATACGTTGTTTTACTATACAGATGGATAGTGGAATGCGGGTCAAATTGTCTCAGTGTGTCATTATTTCCAGCATTTTATTGATATATTTTCTACCAATTCCTGCAATCTATGATACAATAGAGTATATTTAATATCAGGAGGAAAAGAAAAATGAATACAGAAAAACACAAGGTACACTGCACGGGTTGTAACTGGAAAGGGTATCGCACACATGGACCATTAGGATCGTGTCGTAAATGTGGAAAACCTATCGCCTGGACATTCGAGAAATCCAAGTAAGACGAAACCCGGAGCAATCCGGGTCTGCTGCTGTTAGCAGTACTGATGAGTCTATACCAGGAGGAAAAGAGAATGATCAGAGTCAAGGTACACGATCATCATGGCGTGCGTTTTGGGTGGTTGGGAAACGATTTACGGAATCTACTCTGCTATTTCGTAGTAACTGAAATTGGCAAGAGCAAGATTAATGAAATTGTACCTTATCAATTCATTACGACTATCTATACGGAGGAAAGAGAATGAAGGAATTGAAAGACAAGGTAGTGTTTTACATTCCCTCGGAATCGAACGGACAGTCAATCAACAACACTCGAGTACTTCACTACGTCACTAAAAAGTTAGCTGATCGGTTCGGGGGATGCACGGTAACAGATGGGGTGGGCTATTGGGAAAATGGACAAGGCGAGCTGATCAGTGAATCAGTCAAGCTTGTCTATGCGTTCGGCAATTTCCAGAAAGGAATCGACAGTCTATTTCTTTTGCTTGCCAATTGGATCAAGGAACAATTGCGTCAAGAATCCGTAGCCTACGAAATTAATAATCATCTGTTGACGGTTTAGCCCGCTCGGTAGCATGGATCGGTTCAACTCCGATCCGAGCTATAGCAATCCTGGATTGCTAAATCTTATTGGATTGGAGGAAAAGAAAATGAAAGTACAAGTATCAGTTAAAGACATGGAAACTGTCGGTTATTGGGTGGGGAATCATGCCGAGCTATTTTGCCTCGATTGTGCTGATAAGGCACTTGCAGCCGAGGCACCCAAAACACCACAGTTTCGCAAAAGCGCAGAGGATTATCGGTTGACTTGCTACCTTTGCGGAAAAGTACTTGCCGAGTAATCGGACACAATCGTCCGGGCTGTCAAATAGCCTGGACGGTTTTATGGCAACGTTGTTGCCAGTGCAATTAAAAATAGAACGGGGGGAAAGAAAATGATCAGTGTAGAAACTGCGAGAGAAATGTCAAGGGAAGCTGCAGTCAAGGCTGCAGAGCTGAAACAAGTACCGTACTACTTTTGGCCTGAAGATGAAACGACCGATATTGCCAAACAGCTCCATCGCCTGCCGATGTTAGGCACCTACTGTCCCCCGGGATGGGAAAGGGTGGACCTGGAAGCAATCGGCGAGTATCCAAGTCATGGCGTGTACGGTGGGGACAACAGTGATCATGGCGCGTACATGGTCGATTCATTGGACTTCGGCACGGAAGATGAACGTTCCTTGACAATCGGACAATTCGTCAAACGTGTCAAGAAACATCTTGACGTAGCCTATGCAATCGTCGAAGCCGGAGAGTTTCAAGTCAAGATCGGTTGCTTCCGTAAACTCCGTTGACATTCTCAATTGCCTGGAAGGTCAAATCTTCCAGGCAATTATTTAGCTATCGTCGATAGCTCGTGCAATTAAGAATAGGACGGAGGAAAAGAGAATGAATCAGACATTACAGAAACACGCAAAGGATGCGTTAATGGTTCAAAACGCATGCAATCTATCTGGAGTAGTACATTCATTCGACAAGGCTGTCACCGATCTATGGGAAGAGGCAAATCGAATCGGCAAGGGTACAGCATGGGTGAATACCCATCCAATCGTACAGGCATACGTTGACAAGCTGGCATCACTGGCAAGGGTGCAGGACAACATCGACAACGTATTCGATGCGTTCGAAGCATGTCGAAAAATCGCAGAGGAATAGGATTGAAAGCCTAAACGCAATCGTCCAGGCCGTCAAATAGCCTGGACGGTTTTATGGAAACGTTGTTTCCAGTGCGATTCAGAATAGGACGGGGGAAAGAAAGATGAATCGAATAAGAATTGACTATGACATTGCACATTCGGTAGGACGGGACATCGGAAATCGCTTGATGCGAAAAGCCGGACGTACCAAATGGAATCGAGATGATTTCAATGAAGCCACCCCCATCATGAATGAGCTATTAGACGGAGGTACACATGAGCAGAGAAGGAATCGTACATAACGCAATAGTGATCCGTGACAAGGATACACTATTAAAAAAGTGTAGGGTATGCAGGGCCGATCTTGCACAAGCCGAGGTGATTCGCGCCTGGGAATCGGACGGAAAGATCAATACGATCTTTGCCTGTCCAGAGTGCGGACGATTCAATATCTTCTGGAGGAAAAAGCAATATGGACGGAGAAGCTAAGTATCAGATCGCATGGTGGGATGGACAGGTACAGCCCCCGGACGTAGCAGGCTGGAAGTATATGCCCTCGGAAGTATACACCCTCAAAGGGCAAGCACTGGACCGCCTGATGCGTATGCGGACGCTGTACCCTGGAATCAAGTTCTCTATACAGAGAATCACAAAAGAGATTGTAGCACAAGTACAATAATTTAGAATAGGACGGAGGGAAGAAAGATGAGAACAATTATTTTTCATAATCGCAAAAACAGTCCCTTGCACTGCGAGGTAGACGGATGTATTGTCAACATTTATGTCGGCCTATCCAAAGACGACGGCAGACCCTGTACTGTTATTGAAACACTACCAGATCAATATGTTGGTGAAGAATGGGCGCTTGAAATAGGATCAACACTAACAAGGGTGGTCAAACAAGAATAGGACGGCCAGCACAAACAAAAGGGGAGGTATATATACTTCCCCTTTTTTGTTTCTCAATCATCGTTACATTCAAAGTGCAGAAGGTGCCCCATAGAGGAACTATCTACACTTGAAAGGTAACTGATCCAGAATCGGACGGTTTTCAGCAAACGTTGAAAGTACCTCTGCCAGTGAATAGGACGGCTACCATCTTACTCGTTTTACCCTGCGGCGGTACGTTGCCGCCCCACTCCACCCCGAAGGGTTCCCTGAATGATAACCGCCCCAATGAATCGGACGATAGATAATCCGGCACCTGTTTTTGGCAATCCGTCACCCTGATCTAAAATCCCCCCTGTGAAAGATTTTATAAGGCGAGAATCAATTTTATACCGATAATC